CCAATCGCCTGACGTGTCAGGGTCAGCTTGCGCCTTCTCTGCATAGTACAGTTTGCGCTGGATGTCGTAACCGCTCGTCGCCGTATCCGTCTGCGCGTCTTCGTGCAAACCGTCGCCGTCAGCCTGTGCCGTATAGTACAGTTCCACCGTATCTGTCGCGCCGTCCAGCAGCGTTTTCGCTTCTGAGTTGAGACGACCATGATACTGCGCAACGGTTTCGTTAACCCACTGATTTCCATCATAACGTAAAAACTGATCGTCAACAGGGGTCGTTATCGTTGTATCAGTTAAATCGCTTAATTCGTCATAGACAGGGGTTGGAGCGGGAGGCGATGTGTTTGTCCATTGACCATTAATATACTCTAAAGTGCTGCCTGGGGCTACACTACCGCCCGACAAAACAACATCGCTAAGATCAAATATGCTTTGGGCAACCTGCTCTAAAGCAAAACTACCGTCAGCCTGCTGCGTAAGCACATACCCGTCAGCACCCCCAGACGTATCTACATCTAAGAGTTCGTTTAGGGAGACCCTAGGTACAGAAGTTCCAGATACGGTTAGGAATACTTTCGCCATCTTAAGCTACAGTTACATCTTCGTTCACCTTAAAAATACCATAAAGTATTGTCTGGACAGTACTGTTATTAGTCATTTGGATGTCATACACATAAAGACCAGAAGGGACTACTTTCATATCAGCTGCTGGGACGGAAAGCTTATAGTCGCCAGTAGAAGCGTCAACCGAAGTTGGATCAATGCCTCTTGGAAGTTCATCAGATGTCGTCGCCTCACTAACAGTGCTCAGAATGATGTTGGTGTCTTCTGAGGTCCCAGCAACAATATCATAAGTATCGGTTGTTCGAACCTCCATCTTGAGGTTTCCATTGGTAGAAACATCTTGTAAATCTATAACCGCATCGTTTTCGTCTTTCAGATTTAACTGAAGGACAAAATCATCACCTCGCTTGCAAGTAATGTCAAGTCTTTGAGAGTTGTCTAAGTTTAATTGTTGCGCCATGTTACCCTAATATCTGTGGTGTTGTGTCTCTCGCTTCTTCTGGGAGTTCGCCTCTCTCCCCTTGTCTTTGAGAAATGAGCTTGCTTTGCTCTGCGGACTCTTTTTTAATCCTGCTGTCCTTTCTGTCCTCTTTCAGTACTTCAAGCTTCTCTTTGAAGTTCTTGTCATCTTCTTTGAATCCAAGTGTAGCTTGAGCCTTGATCAACTCAATCTCCTTTCTGAACTCGTGCTTCACACCTTCGAGTTGTGCTTCGAGCTGGTTCTTGAGTTGCATCTCCTGAGCCTTCAGCTGAGCTTCCATCTGCATCTCTTGCTGCTTAGCCTGAGAAGTAGCCTGGGCTGAAGCCTGCTGAATCTGTGCTTGCTGCTGAGAGTTCTGCATAGCGATCTGTTGGTTCATAGCGATACGCTTCTTTCTGCGAACGATCAACAGTCTTTCTGCTTGGTTGATGTCTTTGAGTTGTCGAACAGCGATAGCGTCCTCCAAGTCGATTTCCTTCTGAGAGAGTGCAATCTGGATGTTCTGCTCCAGGTACTGTCGCTCCCCCTCTTCCATCTCTTTGACTACCTTGACTCCGAAGTTGTACATAGCCAAGTTTCTGAAAGAACTGAGTACACTCATGTTTTCTTTCCCGATGGCATTCTCATAAATCCTGTAAAGAACAGAATCTGGATGAATCACTTGTACGCACTTCACAATGTCACTGCACACCTTCTTGTACAGGACCATCGATGAGTTCGTAATGTCGTAGATGGCGTTATTTGCAGCAGCCAAGGCTTGCTGTCTAACACCCACAAGCGCATCAGACTTAGGTGTAGATGCATCCATTACCTCATTGATTCCAGTGGCGTCACGAATCATTCGGAGGTAGTGGTTGTACAAACCGATAAGCTCGTTGATGTTTCGGATACTATTTCCGATCTCTCGGATTGGAGGGTTCTGGAATCCGCCCTCTGGGTTCTTGCTTCTGTAGTAGAAGACACCCGTCTGCTCGTAGATATCGTGGAGATCCAGCGGCTGCAACTCTCCACCTTTACCTAGCTGTACGTTCTCCAACCCCTCGATATCAATAATGATACCGTCAGGCTTGGCCTTAGCTACTGCCTGCTGAATCTTGAGGTGTGTAAGCTGAAGCTGATCAGCAAATCCGATGCAGCTGTCTACCATAGACTTTGGAACCATGTCCATCAAGTTGGTAGCGCAAGCAGCGTAAGAAAGATTCGTGCGAGAAATGTCGTGAATATTCTTAGGAATGTTGTTCTTCTTGCCGTAGTTGAACAAGTAATCAGTTCCTAATACATGGCAGCCTCCGTACACAGAGGCCGTCTCCATCTTCATCACGTCTCTATTAAATACAGAGTTTTGTGGGCCTTTGTAGTTCTCACCCTTAGCGTAGAAGCCTACGTTTCCGTAGCGGCTTTCTTTTGACTCGAAGTATTCGCAGTCTACAGACACGAATTCAAAGTCAAGAACCTCGACCATGTAGTCGTCATATCCGTAGTTGGTGGAACCGCTATTGTTGTCATAAGAAGAACTACCCATCTTGCGTGAGTCATACCCATACTTCTTCTGAGCTGTATTAGCGATCTTCTTGAAGTCCTCTTCGTCGAACTGATCGCCAGCGACACGCTTGAGTTCACCGATAGACATATGTCTTACGTGACCAGCATATACAATATCGTCAAAATTTGGGTCTTCTGTGTGGCTGTGGATGAAGCAAGAAGGGTCTACATATTCCGTCTTGATTCCGTATTCAGGATCGTTGCTTCGCTTCACTACCGCCATGCCGAGCACAGCCAGGTCGTTTACGCAGCGCCGCAAAGTAGTATCGTTGAAGTTATTCCACTCCAGCGTGAGGTTAGTAGCAATCTGAGCTGCAATCTCAGAAGACGACTTGATGTTGTTTCCGATGAAGATCTCTGCCTCTTCGAGGGTCTCAGGGATATCTTTGGATTTCATGCCTACGCTTACCCCAGTCTTCTCTTCGATCTTGGCTAGCTCGCGCTTGGCCTGAATCATCATCTCCATCTTTCTACGCTCTTTGTCTTTTTCAGACGAAGACAGCGGATCGACAGCTTCGAGGTTTGGGTAAGGGCTAAGAGAAAGGATTTTGTTTACGACGATCCTAACGAACTTAGGAAGGATAGGTACTGGTGTGAAATCCAGATTAAGCATACTTCCATCGCCGTTATTAGGGTCAAGAGAAGTAAGAAGCGACTTATAGATACTTGTGTCTTGCGTACCGTTCGCATACTTTCTGTTTCTGTCGAAAACATTCTTTCTGGTTCTGTAAGAAGAACCGTCTTGATCTATCTTTCCCCACTGCTGGTAAATGGACTTAGCATATTTCAGCCCGTAGCCTTTACTCTGCTTTACGTCAGAGGGAGCCAACGGATCTGGAAAGCTAGAAGAATTTTTATTATTACTATACATCTGCAATGAGTGGAGTTATTTTAACTCAATGCAAATATAGTAAAACTAGGAGTGCCAGACTTTTGGCTTGTATGTCCTGAAGAATTGCTTGTCCTTGAAGTCCGACTTCGGCTTTTTCTTCTTTGCTTTTTGTGCTGCCAACAGAGCCAGACCAGAACTAATAGTCAAGTCAAACTTGGTTCGCTTGTCAATCTTGTAGCCAATCCAGTCCTCAAGGGTTCTGTTGAAATACATCCTACCAAACTCCTCTGTCTCTGCACGTATCCCTACGTGGTCGTGGATGTAAGCCTCGATAGCCTGTGCGTGAGACTGAATAACGTCCTGAGAGTTAGACGGGATGCCTTTCGTTCTTACGTTGCTAGAGGAATTAGGGTTCTTCAAAAAGTCTGGACGATCTAGCAAGTAACCATCGTAACCCCTTGATTCAAAGTACCTTGCAATCCCGTACTTGTTGTTTTCTATAAGCAACGGGTAACCGTAGAAGAAAGCACACATCAACACGTCTTCGTAGAAGATGCTAGCCAGGTCAGGACGAGAAGCATACTCCACTACGAACATATTTGGTGGTACGTCCATATTGAACTTATTGTACATATGTAGCGCACCCTTAGAGCCTCTACCGTCTACCGTAGCGTCGAGGTCATAGGAGTCAACCCCGCCTACTCCAATATGCGCGTTGGGTGGGATTCGCTTACCGCGCTCGTCTTTCTTCTGATTCCTGAGGTGCTCTGGCGGCATCCACGCTACTCGGAACCTACCGTTAGGGTCTGGAGAGAACACGACCTCTTCATCTTTCTTTCTCCAAACAAAGTTACCCTGAACCACGGGGTTGGGGTAAATGCTGTCGTTATGCTCAATCTGTTGGTAGATCTTACCGATGTTGAACAGACTTCCCTCGATGCTGTCCCTGAAAGCTTCGTCCTCGGTAAACGGGAACTGCCTAATGATTTCATTTAGTTCAGATGGGTCATCCTTAAAAGAATGGCGCTCGTTCTTGAGGTACGCTCGGCTGCCCTGATCCACAGGTTCTCCGTCTACGCCATCTATTTCTTTCTTCGGGTTATCAACGACGGCATTCCCATACTTATCAAAGAATCCCTCTAAGGCTTCATAAGCGGGAATAAAGATGCGATAAAGACCAGATCGGGTGCGACCGTTGTTGTTTCTTTCGTTAGGGTTAGAATCCTCCCAAAGCCCCCTATACTCTTCCCCTCCTTTATCCATGGGGTTGACCGTACTACCCACCAGCGCCTTGCCTACGACGCGCTTACCAACGATGAGGCATGTACGCTCAATGCGCCACGCCTCTCGGATATCCGTAGGTTTTTCCCATTTACCCGCCTCATCCAAATACAACATATGTAGCTTCTCACCATCGTATGCGTTGTTCGTGGTGTTCTTCCAATTGATTACGCTGTTGAGGGCGTCGCCTCGCTGAGACGTCTTGTTGTTCTTCGTGATACGCTTCGATGGCTCACGGAACGCCAGCTCCATACGCGGGTTCGTGGTACCGTCCTGGATAGGCTTGAAGAAGAAGGGGTAGCTGCGGAAGATCGCAACTACTTTCTTCATGAAAATGTTTTCCTGAGCGTCCTTACCAGTCTTTGACTGAATGCCCAACAGCTTCTCTTTAACCTGACTAGCCTCGTCAACAAGGACAGCAGAGCATATATTAGTGTAGCCAGAACGACGACACTTAGTATATAGCTGACCGAAACAACGGGGATCAGCTTCGCAAGCAGCCATGTGGAGAAAGATTTCCCTTTGGAAAGCGAGGTATGATGGGTATCCGATATCAATTTTAGACCATTGTAGAAACATATAGTGTCGCCCTGTAATATACGTAGGGACCCCATTGTTGTAAAACCAAACACCGTCACGCCTACGCTGAAACTCTTGTTCGATGTAAGAACGAAACTTCTTTCGAAACTCGGAAGGCTTTTCGAGCCACTCATCCATACTGCGAATCCTTTGCAGCTCTTCAGGCATAGCGATGCGTTGCCACATCTGCATTGCCTTTGGCTTTTCATGGAAGAGAATCTGCGATCGCTTTGGTTTCTTTGGGAGTACAACGAGTAACCCATGGAGTTCGATGATATCTCCCTCTGTACCGTTAGGGTCGATCTTAATCCCTTTAGTTTCATGTCCGTCTATAGATATAAGAGACATCTCAGCTTACACCCACTTGAATCAGTTTGACACCATCTTGATCTTGAATGTACCTCCAAGGATCAATAACAACTGACCTCTTTGGAAATTCGTAGTTGAGGAATTCATCATGATTTGTTCCGATGAAGTAAAGCATAGGCTTTAGATCAATCTTCTTTCTATCAATCCAGGGGTCAAACATGTCGCAGCTTACACCTTTTTCAGACAGGATGTTTTTAAGCAATACAGATGGACTCCCCACCGTAAGGTTTGTTTCTTTCTTGAAACACTTACCAAGAATCATCACATCTAGGTGGCCTTTATTTTCAATTATTAAGTCAGCAAGCCATTCAGTTTGATTCTCCCTGCAAATCATTAGGTTTTCATACCAGTCATGACTCAAGTTCAATTTCTTAGCCAACCAAGACAGAGCGATGTTATCCCTTGGGTGGCATCCACCTCCGTCCCCCATCCCGCCCAACAAATATTTCGTGCTTATCAGCCTTTCGTTAGCCATAAACAATCCTTTCATTACGTTGTCGCAATTAATATTGTCGAGCTTATGACTTACCTCCATCACCACATTTGCCAAACAAATCTTCATGGTGATGTATGTGTTGTAAGTAACCTTAATCATTTCCGCCTCCTCCACAGTGCAACCATATACGGGTCGATCATGAATCGTTCGATAGAACTCACAAGCCTTGATGTAGGCATTGTCGTCACTCTTTCCAAAAAGAACAAACTCTGGACGCTCAAAGTCTTTTCTTGTTGTACCCATGGCTATGAAGAAAGGATTGTAGCACAGTTTAATCTTTTCTGATAGCAGAGGCATAATCTCCCTTCTTATTGTTCCAGGAAGGACCGTAGATATAATAATTACAATCTTGTCTTCCCCAAGGTTATCTACTTCTTTTGAAAGCTGCTCCAATCCAGACTTCAAATAGGAATAGTCAAAATCAACTCTCTCCTCTGGAAGCCTTGTGATGCCCTCATACTTCTCATCATGAGGAGTCTGAATAGGGACAAATATGATGTCTGATTTGTCTACCAGTTCAGAAATGTCAGACCAAACAATACTGTGATTATCAAGCAATTCCTGACTGCCTTCTTCTCTGTATGGAAGAACCTTAGTATCCAGAATCTTTTTTACATCAGGATTGATGTCGTGTCCAAAAACTTTGTGACCCCTTGAATCGGCTACTAATGCGCACGGCAAGCCTAGTTTTCCTAGACCTAAAAATCCTACTTTCATTTTTTAAATATTGGAATTGGATTTATCTTGTGCTGATTTGCACAATTTAATTTTTTGTAAATATAGTACACCTCTTTTTCTCTCCCCTCCAAAGTTCTAGGGTTTCCCACAAAGCTCATGGCCCACTCAAGCTCACGGTATGTAGCCCCAATTTGATCTTCGTCGGTTCTGTCGTCACTCCATAGACCGTCGGTAGGTGTAGCTTCAATAATATCTTTATGGATTTCAAGATCAGAGGCAAGGTCCCATACTTCGCTTTTTGTTAAGTCTGCAATCGGAGATATATCAACCCCACCGTCTCCATACTTTGTGAAAAATCCTACACCAAAATCTTCCACCTTGTTCCCAGTTCCAACCACAATACCGTTGTTCATAGAGGATATTTGGTACAAAGCAGTCATCCTAAGCCTTGATCTTGAGTTGGCAAGAGATAAATCAGAAGCATCAACAAACGACTCAGAAAAAACATCAAAAAGACTGGATAAATCCAAATGCACAGAGGTGACGTTATCGTACTTGGACTTGAGCCAATCTATGTGGTTTTGAGCTCTTTCCAATTGAGATGAATTTTGGTGAATAGGAAGACTAACAAGAATGGTTTTTTTACCAGTTTTAGCACAAAGAGTTGAAGTGACAGCAGAGTCAACACCTCCGCTAATCCCGACAACTAAAGAGTCAATATTTCTGGAATAGCGACTAATCCAGTTTGGTATTGCATTTTTGAGTTCCATATTACCAAGGATGAACCCATTAAGCTTTTGAGCGTCTTCAACTCTTTTGTCATTCAAAGAATCATACAAAGATCCGACCTTATCTGTTTCATGACGGGCGAGCCTATCAAGGTGTGTTTGATCTTTTTCGTGTTTTCCGTTTGAAAAATGAAGATGCTCTGTGTATATATCCACATAACAATGACGATCAATCATTTTTGAAACATCGTTAAGCCAGGTGTCATTGTAATCAGAAGAAAAGTAAGGTGGAACAAAATATCCAACCACCTCTACCCACGTCCTGTGAAGAAAACCATGAGTCCCAAAAGAACCTGGCTTAAAAATGCTATCATGACCAAAAACAAAAGCAATCTTGTCAGAAAAAGAGTCAAATTTTTCTCGAACCTTTGTGTCCCAAGATTGCGTCCTAAATCTTAAGTCGTCGCCACAATGCATGAATATGTCGCCTTTAGCGTTATCGCAACAAACATTCCACATTTCACTCAAGACGATTCTTTCTCCCACAACCACCTTTAGATCAACCAAGTCTCTAAGGTTTTCGGCCTCTACTAAGGATTCATTATCATCGTCGTCAATGTAAAAAACAAACTCAAGATCGTCCACATAGTCGCAAGTCGAAACACAGCTTTCGACAAGTCCCCTCATGTCTTTTGGTCTGTTTCTTGTCGGAACTAAAATGCTTATTAATTCTATATTTTTCATTTTTATTCTACTTATATCCTGAGTAATCGTGAAAAGTCCATCTGTTGTTCAATACATCTCCCTCAAAAACTTGATAGTCTGTTTGTGTTTTGTGTATTGAGTAGGGAAGAGAAATCTGATCGTTCTCTGACCAAATCATAGTCTCCGTAAGCCAGTGTCTCATAAGGTTGTCTGTATCGTTTGACACTAGGTTTTTAGAAAAGACAAACAAACCAGTTTCAAAGTGATCTGCTTGACTAACTCCCTCGTTGACATAATGGTTCACCTGAGACTGCATTGTTTTTATGGAGTACCTACTTTTAATGTACTCATTGTCTTTCATTTGATTGACATGATTGAACTCATCAATCAAGGAAGAATTGAACCTATGCTTAAAAAAACCAACATCTTTTTCTAAGCACGACACAAAATCAACAATGTGAGCTAGGCTGTGAAAAAATATCCTGGAATCCTTCCAAACATAGTAATCATACCCAGGGTAAAAAGACCAGTTCATCATCCTGTTTATTTTTCCGCACATTCTTGGATGGATAGAATCTCGGCTTAAAAAAGATTCATCGTCAGTATGGATTATACTTCTAACTTCATAGCCGTCAATAGAGTGTGATTCATCTTGATGACCTACGAAACTAAAATCACCATACTCACAGCTGCTAACCAGTATTTTTATTTTTTTCGATGTATTGCTTTCCATTCTTCGTTGTCTGAATTTATTACTTCTTGAAATCCTCCGCTCTTAACGGTAGTAGACATATCTGTGTCTACTTCAACGACAATAAAGGCAAGAGAAGAGAAAGTCTCAATCATCCATGTATCTCCGTACCAAATTTTTAATTGATCAGGAATTGGTGTCCAGTCAGATTTGTCTAAAAACATACAACAACCAAATCCATAAAAATGGCTAGCCATTTCAGACGCATCGAGATAGTCATAACTAAGCTGATGTAACCCTACTAATGTGTGACCCATTTTGAAGTTTCTGACGGCGGCTTTGAAGGCAGTGTCTACATCAAAAGAAATATCATCGTTAAGGATGCATACGTAGTCGCAACTGGAAGTTTCAACGGCCAGGTTCCAAGCTGGATTGACGTAAATGTTTTCCTTTTGAGGCAGGTAAATAAGCTTAGAGATATCTGACAACCCTGGACATTTAGAGGTATCGTTATCTACAATAATGATTTCTTCAATGTAGTCAGAAGCGTCTAGGTCTTTCAGCATGGGAAGCGTTCTTTCGGACCTCCACATAGTAGGTATCACAACTGAAAACTTCATAGCTGTTTTATGCTGTCTAGTAGTTTCTCCATATACTCCTTCTCAACTCCCTCAAGCTTAGCGGCTGCTGATTCAGCTGTCTTTATAGCAAACTCTTTAAACCCAGCTTCTACAGCACACGCCGCATACTGAGCAGGGAAGTTATAAGTATAGTCAGCCTTATTGTGAAGAATATCTCCCTCGTCTGCCACCATTGTTTTAGTTGGAAGCTCGGCTATCATAAGCGCAAGCAAGAACCTTTGCTTGTGAAACAGGAAATCCATAAGCTGTACTATGGGCTCGATCCTAGTGGGGAACTCCTCCCAAACCATCAAGTAAGAGTTGATGATGTCGTCCTGACCGTAGAGCTCTTGAGTTTTGTGAAGAGACTTCTTGATGTCAGCGATATCCTTTAGGGCAAGGTATCTTTCGTGGTGTTCTCCGCGAGCACCATATTTCAGTCTCTTCTTGTAGGCGGATATAGACTTTTTGTACTGACCAGCCTCTTTGTAAGACATACCCAAGTAGTATAGATATCTAGGCATGAGACGCTGATCAAGCTTTGGGTCTTTAAGAGCCTTCTTGATGAGGTTTGCATCGTTCAGATACTTCTTCTCTTTCTTGTCTGCTCTCTTGGTTGGGGAAGAACGTGCGTTAATCATGCAGTCTTTCACCATGCTAACCTTTCCTTTCTCCAGATCAGATAGGTCAGCATAAGACAAGAACTCATGGATTACTCCGTGGTAAATAATCGGAGCAGAAGACAAGAACATAGCCTGCCTATCGAACAGCGTACCGTCATGTAGCTGGTACTGAAAGTAATACAGGTCGGCAGTTTCCTGAATGTTGGCGAACGGGTCATCGACTTCGGAAGCGAAGTCATCATCAGCATCCATGAACCACAAGTAATCAGCTTTGCTTCGAGCTAGATTAATTACGTGGTTCCTGTTGGTGGAGAAATCCTCCCATTTGTGTTCGTGCAACTCACCAGGGACACCATGACCATCCATGATTTCCTGTATCTTTTGCATCGTGTTGTCGCTAGAGCCTGTATCCGAGATAACCCAGTAGTCGATGTACGGAGCTACGCTGTCTAAGCAGCGCTGGATATCAGCCTCCTCGTCCTTCACGATCATGCAAAGGCAGATAGTATGTTCCCGCTTCATTAATAGCTCTGTCCGTGGGAGGTCATTCTCCCTAGGTTTGCCACCCCTGTCTTAGGGTTGGTGAGCTTCATCTGAGCTCCGCATTCGCACTGACCTTCTACATAGTAGGTCTTTCCGTCTTTTACTTTCATAGTAAGCGATCGCTCAAAGCGTTCCTTACCGCATTCTGGGCAATGTAAGTCTGGCATGTTTGTTAATTTAATTCGTACACCCGACAGGATTCGAACCTGTGACCGTCTGCTTAGAAGGCAGATGCTCTATCCAGCTGAGCTACGGGTGCATTTTTTTGTCAAAAGCAATATTCCAAATGTGAACATTCCAACAATCATTAAAATGTTCGGTTCGATCGGGATTGGTTCGTTTTCTTCGCACCACCACGGTGGGTTAGGCGTGTTACATGGGTTAAAATGTGCGGTGCCATCCACACCACTACTCCACTCATGAGTCCATTCATCGCTGTAGTAATCTATAGTCGAGGGATAATTAGTCAGAGTTCCGTCCTGCTGGGGCATCGTAGATAATATTGAAGTCTTCCTTTAAGTAACCAGCCGTATCTGACTGATTATCAAAGTTATAGTCGTCCCAGTAGATCAATCCACTAGCGTCACTTTGAGAAGCGCTCGGCGAATCCACCTGAGTAGTCTTTTTCTTGTTCGATTTCTCCATTGTCTCTGAGGTCTTTAACCATTTGTTCTAGTCTCTGGCGCTCTACCAGAAGTTCTTTGCAATCAATAGCTGTCTGCTTAATAGACTGTAGCTCCGCCTTTCGAGCAGAGCCACCAGCTTCAGGATCGACAGGCTTCTTCACCTCTTCGATCATATTGTTGATGGCTACCTCCATGCTAGACATGAGGCGCTCAGCAGCACTGATAGTAGTAAACTTACCTTTCGACATACAACATATCGTCTAATCGAGTACGATAGTATTCTTTCTCATCAAGCTTGAACCTGTAGTCAGCTTTTCTCATGATGCCTATTACATCCCCTTTCTTCAGACCCATCTGGTCAGACCGATCATTCTCGAATGATAGACGGCCTTTGCGTACAGTGCTTTCTTCCAACTTGACAAGCTCGATAAGATCCGATTTGACCTCATCTTCTTCCTCCACGTATTCGAGAATTGCCCAGTTAGAGAGCGCACGGACTTCGCCAGTTTCTTTAGACTTGTAAGCAAAAGCCTGAGAAGCGATGGCAACGTCAGGATCATACATAACAAGGTAGTGATCGTCATTACCAGTAAGAGGCTGACCTTTATTAATAACAACATGATGATGGAAGTAAAGGGTGTCACCCACTTCAACGCCAGTATCGTGTTTAAGGGGCGAAGCAACCACCTCTCCTTCATTGACTCTATGTTTAAACTCATCGTATTTGGGATCTAAGTAAAGTTCTAAACCGCCAGCGGTTTTAATCCTATCATTCAGCCGCTTGTCTAGGTGAACGATAAAGAAGCTTAAAGTTTTCATTAGAAGTTTAAATTATATTCGATTATGCAGGGCATCTCGTCTAGAGACTTCCAAAGCATTGTTTCGTTTTCGTTTTCTACGTAGATGAGATAGCGCACCATCTTGTATCTGTAAAGATGCTCTTCGTCTAGAAGGATGGCGCTGACTTTGTTCTCTCCAGCTCGCATACCAATATAATAAGCCATGCCGTTTTTGGGGTCTCGACCGACCACAATTTTTCTAACAACTCCCTGTTCCATATTAATTCAATGAGATACCGAGGTTTCCAAGAAATCCTTCTAGATCGATATCGTCATCTTCTTTGTATGCGTTGTCCATGACTTCCTTTACAGTATCTAGTTCTGCCCTGCTTTGCAGGTTAAAGCTGTACATGGTTTTCATCTCGGCCTCTTCTTGACCGTATTCAACTTCATCAAAGTCAATGACTCCTACTACGATAGAGGCTAGCGTCTGATCCTTCATGTCGAAGTCTTCGATTACCTCCTCCATCTTCTTGACGAGTGAGTACATTTCGGCAAAGAAGAGGGTGGTCTTGGAATCCATGATGTAAATTTGTTTAACTCAAAGATACAACACAATTCGTATGCCTAAGTCTACAGTAAAAAAGTCAAGGATGTTTAGAGAGGTTTCTAAGCTCCCAGAGAAATACGTAAAGCACAACTACCTGAAGCATCTGCGTTCAGCTACTAACGACTTCTTAGACGGACATCCAGACCTAACTAAGTCGTACCTATACCTTATGCTGTTCCTTTACGATTTGGAGTTCTTCACTATAGACTACGTAGCGTCTGAGTACGGCATGAACAAGAAGAACTTAGCTGACAGGATGATCTACCCCCTGGCGCTAGCTGGATATCTATACAAGCATTTCGATAAGCTTACTCCATCGCAGACCCTAGAGGATCATCTGTTCCGTGATGAAACAAAGTATAACTACAGAGTACGGTATGCGTTGTCTCAGAAAGGTAGGTTGGCAGTACAGCGCTTTTACAACACCCTGTAGTGTACGCCTTTTTCGTCTCTGTAAGCTTGCTTAAGCTGCTTGCGGTTGAAGCCATTCTCTTTGTAGGATACATGCACCCAATTAGGCTCGTCGTCATGCCCGAACTCCCAGATCATCTGGTCCCACTCCAAGTTATCCTTGATGTAATTGAAGATCTCTGCATTGGTGACTTTCCCGTAGATATCTGCATCTAGGTCGAGTGCCTCCCCAATCATATGCTGAGAGTACTTACTTCCGCCTATCGCCTTATTCAAGGCTTTTGAGCGATACCCAGAGCTAACCCCAATCGGTACACCGAAGTGATCTCGCACAGGTTGGAATACATTCTCTGCTACAGCGCGGAGGTTATTGACTTCCCACTGTTCTGGGTTGTTAGGGATGCCGAGGCGTGTCGCCGTATTTGACTTTACGGCCTCTTGTAGTGTGAGGTTTTTGCTTAATCGCATTCTTAGTTGCTACCCAAGCAGGGTTGATTCGTTTTAATTTAGGGTTGAAGTAGTTCTTACTTCCCAACTCCTCTACCCTTGAGGATATCCGCCATAGTCACCTTACCGTCACCAGTCAAGTCAGGAAAACCACCTTTCTTGTACTTCTTCATCTTACCGCCGCAGCCGCATTGTCCCATAGGTTTTCCGCAGGAACACATCTTCCCTCCTTTACGGTATTTTTTCTTTGCGTACATATTACTTGCGATTTCTTTGTCTAAACTCCTTATCGCTCATTGCTGGCTGAAAGTTTGTTCCGCGAAGTTTATTCCCAATCTTCAGGGCCTTCTTTAAATTCTTACGAGCCTTTCTTTCCTTTCCAGCAAAAAACGCAACTTCCCCCTTGTCTTGAAGCTTATCCTCCTTCTTTTGGAGCTTGGCTTTTTTTCTTGGTTTCATATCGCAAATATAGTTATTTATTTTTCTTCAGTCTGGACTTCTCTTGCCGCCCACGGTTCTTACCCTCAGCTTCGTATCCAGAGATCTTACCGCCTCTATGCGAGGCATCTAAGCTGTCCCCATTCCCGTATGTGCCGTTATCTCTATTGTACTTATTGAGCTTAGCACGGTACTTCTTCATCTTACCAGATGACTGGAACTTCTTGTACTCGTCTTTGTAGTCTCGCTTCTTAGCTTTCATGACTTCTTACGCTTAAAGTACTCAATCTGTTGTAGCCTTCTCTTTGCCGCAGCCTCAGTCAAGTACTTGCCCAACAGCTTACCCTTTTCACTGCGGACCTCATATGTATTCTTCTTCTTGACAATCATAAGTGCAGTCTTTGCGCCTTCACAGCTTAATAGGTTTGATTGACGCTTCGTAGTGTCTGTTTGTTTGCACTTGCAAACCCCTCTAGAAGCTCCTTAGAATCAAAACAGCTTCGAAGTCTCATCGCTAACAATGCTTTGGCGAAGTTACAGCTTTTTTTTTAAAAATGCAAGTCTATAATGTGCTTTAAGTAAAACCCATAAGCCTCTGATAAACAGCTTATTAAGCAGATTAAACGGGGTGTTTCGTGGATATCGTGTGTATAACCAGACTTCGAAAAGGGGGGTTGTAATACAGATCGTGAGCCAGCAATACAGAGCGTGGGGATTATATGTATCTATGAGAGGGTCGGAGTGTAACTCCGAAACGGATATCCAAGACCCCGTACCCCAAACTCCTACAGAGTTTGCTTAAACATTTCAGCATTTGACTACAGCTAAATAGCTGTAAGTCAATAGGATAACAGCCTTTGGCTGAAGTGATTTTGCAGTCAACAACCGTAAGTTGTTGGAAGTCAGTGTCGGACAATCCCCCACCCCAACCTATGGTTGAACTAGTTGCCTTCATTCATGAAGGCTTTCTCTCTCCATTTTCGACGGCTTTCGTCTAACCGCGCTGAATCATCTTTGATGATCGCATGGTTAGCTACCAATGGCGTGAGTTAGCTTGCTAACCGCAGGATTGGGAGAAGTAGATATAGATTATAAGAAGAATGAATTCTATGAATTCTTCTTTTAATCTTAATATCTAACAGTTATGGCAAACACCATTTCCCACTCTGAGTTGCTGAAAGCAACGAAAAAGGCTGTAAACAGCCTGATGTTCAACCCTTCTGCTTCTAAGAAGCAGTCAGCTATCGATGCTTTAGCATCGTTGTCGAACTTCATCGAAGCCATCGAGGCTCCGAAGGAGCAACCGAAGCCAAAGGCTTCGAAGTCTAAGAAGAAGCCAAAGGCTTCTAAAGCGAAGCCAAAGGCTTCGAAGTCGGCTTCAAAGACCAGCCGTAAGGCTGAGATTGAGGCTGTTCTTACCTCTGGTAAGAAGCTCAAGAGAGCAGAACGTTCCGTTCTGAACAAGGAGCTTCATGCTCTCCTCCAAGAGGAGAGAGCAGCTACTCGTTCTTCGAAGAAGAACAAGAAAACTGTTCGTCGTCCTAAAAGGACGTCGGTAGCTGGTCTTGAACAAGACCAAGCAAAGCAGAACACTGCCAACAAAGTTGGCAAGGTTCAGAAAACCAAAGTCGTCAACGCAGTTGACGGTGGCGAGGCTCAACCTTTTGAACCTCGTAAAGAGGTTCCAGTAGTCGAACCGAAGGTTCGAAAGAAGGAACAAATGAAGTTGACTCTCCTTCCAGGAGAGTCTGTCGATGAAGCTATGGCTCGGCACCGCTCGGCAGTGCTGGAGCAAGAGCGTCTGGAGGCACTTGCGTTGATTGCTGAAAGCAATCCGATGTTGGAGCCATCCTTTGCACCTGCAGTTTAAACGAAGTTTAATGTTAAACCCTTTAAATCTATAGATTTATGATGAATCCAATTTTTGCTTTTGTCTTCCCCTTCGGGGAAGGACGTGGAGAGTTTCGCTGTAAGCGGAACTTCGTGGACGAGGAGTCAGCCTGCGCGTGGGCGGCTTCGATGTTGAATCAGGACGAGTTCTGCTACGTCCGAGAGTGCGAGAGCGCGAACTACGTGTTCGAGCCTGCGATCGAGTCGCACACTGCCGTAAGCTGGAGTGCGGACGGGCTGACGTGGCAGATGCTCGACGTCATCGACGATTTCGATGAATCGATGGAACTCTACCCTAAAGGGTAAGAAAATAAATTTGGAAAGATGGAAAGTATGTTCTATCTTTGCAGTCGGCAATTCAGCCAAACTCTAAATCTCTCTCAGATGCTACACAGCACAAACACAGAGCGCAAGAAAGCGCAGATGGCTTCGGCCTTGTTCAACGATGTTCAATTCCTCAGCATGGACTGCATCCGCAACACAGCGGAGTGGGAGTCCATGACCTGCGACGAGCAGATGAAGCTGGAGGACTTAATCGGCACTGCCCAATGATGTGGGTGGTGTATGCTGTCCTGCTTGCCTTTGTGGTGGGCGTGACCTACGTTGCTGACGAATCGTTCAAACTCTAAATCTCTTTTCTATGAAAAACTTTTCTTTCGACGAAGCTATGTGCTTCGCATACGGTAGCACAATGCTGACTGGTGGCTCTTCAATCGGAATCATGGACAACCGCGAGTACTATGTACCTAAGTATGGGTATGTAGTGGGCGGAATCGTACCCGAAAAGTCCTGCAAGATGGACAACGAATCGGCCTTCAAGCACACGTATAACCGCTTCTTCTATCAGGCTGAGTTGGCTCTGGAGCGCGAGTCTGCGGTAGTCATAGGCACATGGGTGGAACACCGAGAAAATGGTGGGCACATCGTCTTCGATTTGTGCAACGTCCTCGATGATATGAAGGATGCGCTCGAACTCGCTTCGAAGCGCGGGGAGCGAGCCATCTTCGACCTTGAAGAGCAACGTGAAATCTTTGTAAACCACAACGCATGAACGAAACAATCAACTCCATCATAGAGGTATACGCTCAGGAAGGGTATACAATCACCCGCGAGGAAGCGGAATCAATCAACGAAGCAATTGAATTTGCATATGAAACTTGGAAAAACAACAAATGATGAAAACACAACAACACATTGACGCGCTGTACGAACGGCGCAAGACAGCGGGCGGATTCGAGTCCGCGCTGATCGACGCATACATGAAGGCTGATGGTGGCAACGCTAAGGTTCTCGAAGAGGCTTTCAAGGGTACACGATTTGACCTAACGATAATCAGGAGCTATGAACTTGACTGAATGGAGAGAGGGGTATGACTACCCAAGCGACGATGATGACGTGTACGAGTACGACATCATGGAGGAAGCAGACCGAGCATATGAACAACAAAACGACAAATAATGAACACATCAATCTTCAACACACGAATCATTCGCAAAGGCTCGCAGGTATTATACCGTGGGTCATGGGGGCGCGACGAACAGCGCATCGCAGAGGTAATCGCAATCGAGCAGACACAAGGCCCGAACGAGAAGTACGGGGATGAGGTGGATGCTGTGGGCTTGGATGAGCATTACGTACTGACCCTGAACAACGGTCATTGGTGCTACTCTTACCAAGTTGATGGCCTTGTCCAATCTACTGAAAACCAGTCAGTTACAAAATAAATTTGGAAAAACGAAAACTCTGCCTTATCTTTGCAGTGTCAACAACGACATCATCTAAATCTTTAACACATGGCATTACCCACACTTACCGACTTCCTGACTTCTTGGGATAAACTCATCGTCACTGGCATGACCCCTGAGCGTAACGACTCAGTGATGACTGTCGCCCCGAACGGCACGACCGTGACTATCGAATACCGTCACCAAATCAACTCATCGACAGGTGAGTGCAGTACGATTGCGTTCCTCGTAGCCTACGACTCGAACGGCAACCGAGTTACCCTGCGTAATCAGACGTATGGATGCTTCGATGACGAAGAGAAGCAGTTCCACCAATGGTTTGCCAAGAAGATGGCGGGCGCGATGGAGATGGATGCACGACGGCGCACGGAATTACAGCGAAGCGTTGATGAGGCTCTAAGTTGGTACTCATGAACACACA